TTGCTTTCTTTTAAATGCTTCTTGTGCAACAGCCATTAAAATGTCATCTAACTGTTGTTTTTGTAATACTCCACTAGGTATAGTTTGCAGTGTTTTATGTTTTTTAGTTTTTAAAAATGCTTGGAGATCTTCACCTGTTGCTTGTCCTACATTTTTATTTTGATTTCCTAAAAATTCAGCAAATTGTTTATGTAATAAATTAGCAGTAGACCCAAGATTCACCTTACCAGCAAGATTAGCTGCTTTTGACTTAGCCCTAGCACTCGGTAATGCATTTAAAGTTCTAGCCCCAGCTCGTTTTAGAGTTTGTCCAATACCACTTGCAGGTATTTCATCAAGTTTTGTTAATTCGTCAATCTTCATTTGCCATAGTGATCCATTATTACATAGTATTTATAAGTTTTTAATATCTACTTCGTAGATATTAGTTTTCGCTATCGCTCAAACTATTACTTCGTATTAGATTTGTATGAAAGAAGTGATATATTTGAAGAAAACGCATTACGAATGTAATGCGTAATAGTTTCACGTAGATTGTTTCAGTCAGACGGAACCTGTTACGGTTCCATCTAATCTCAAATTTGTGCTTCACGTGAGTTCGCCACAGCCGAGACTTGGAAGTAGGTGTTTTCTGCTGTACAATGGGCTCTGACCTTTCCCAACCTACGTCGACATCGCTTTCGCTACCCGTTGCTTCGTTCCTAGTGCATACGGTTTTTATGTACAATGTGCAGTTTTTCGACAGCCAACAATCAGTCTACGTCAATCAAACGCTCTACTACCGAACGCCGCTTAACGTGTTACGTGTGCTCCTATACGGATGCTTTTTCCACAGCGGTATTTCTAGTCTGGCCCGCCAACCTTATGTGTTGGATTGTTTTGCCTTGATGCTATGTTCTAGCAATGCCTGTCGTAGTTTGTCTGATCCGCCAACTCTAACATTAATAATACCGTTGTAATAATCATCTCTCTCTAATACACGGCGGTCAAACTGTTCTCGTGCCTCTATGTAGGACATTTCTCCACGGCCTTTGCATAGGTATAATATTTCTCTTGTGAAGTTTTCTGGGCCTAGTGCTTCAACGTCAGCGTTGAGTCTATCAGATGAACCCCAATAGTCCTTCCAATCGCTTTCTTTGTAGCCTCTGCGTTTATTTTTTTTGCCTTTGAGAGGTGGTTTTGTAGTTTTAAATTTTGCTAGTTTTTTGCCTACGTACTTTTGCCCAGTGGTAAGATTAGTTATGAGATAAACAAATCCTTCATACTCGTCTGGTATTGTATCAATTTGTTTTCCTTCATAAGTCCATTGCATGAACTTACTTACCGAAGCCTATGTTAAATATTATCTTTTTTGATTTTCCTAGTTTTATTATGCGTCTCGTGTATTTCTTCCATACGTGTCTTTGCTAATTCTCTAATTTCTCTAAGACATTTTCTTACATATCTATGAGTCCGCACAGAATTACGAGCTTCAAATTTTTCGTTTGCCTTAAAATATTCTAAATAAGCCTTTACTAGTTTGTCTTGAGTGTCTTCCATTATTCTACAATATCTACATCGTTTGCATATGATGTAAATCCATTTTCTTTTATTACCTTTAACACATGATTAACTCTTCCTACTAATTCATCTTTATGACTAATTAAAAAGATGTTTTTACTGCGTTCTCTAGTCATTTTTTTCAAAATTGCTAGTGAGTTTTCAACTCCAGCAGTGTCCATACCCGAATCAATTAATTCATCAATGAATAACAAGTTAATATTTTGATATAGGCTCTCCCAAACATCACGGAATGCAAAACTCATACCCAATATCAGTCTGTTTCTTTCACCTCGTGATAGATTATCAAAGTCTAAGTCTTGTCCTAGTTGCGTAATTTCAACATTTAGGTCGTTTTGAAAAACAACTTGATGAGGAAGTCCGAGTCGATCAAGATAATATGTTAGTCTATTGTTCAAATATGCAAGGTTCTGATCTATAATCTTTTTGCGTATAAACGAATCTTTGTTTGTTAGTAGTTTAAGTAAGAATTCTTGATGTTCTTTAAAATTAGTCAGAGTGTTTACTGTGTCCCAATTTATTTCTTGTATTGCAGATGTGTTTAATTCATCGATTTGATCTTGATACGGATCAATTTCTTGTTGTTTATTTGATAGTGCTTGTTTTAAACTGTCAACATTATTTCTATGTTCATATGCTTCTTTAATAGATTCATAAAAAGTATTAGGTCGACCGTTAAGATCGCCTATATCTTCTAATGATTTTATTGCTTCTTCTAATTTTTCGGCTACTTCAGACTGATAAGCAATAGCATCGTTTAATTCTTTTGTTTTTATTAACTCGATTTCTTGTTTTTTATCGTCATGTAGTGCTTGTCCACAAGTATAACAAGTTGCATCTTCTAAATCTCCGATGTCTTTTTCTGCTTTTTCTACACTCTTAGATGCACGTAACATTGCGCTCTCTAATGTGCTTTTTTCTTTATTAAGAGCCGTAATTGCTGCGTTTAACTCTGTCCAATTTTGAAGTTTTTCGTGTGCATCTAGTTCTACTTCAATATCTAATTTTTCTAATTCATCTATTGATTTTTCTAGTTTGCTAGTATCTGCATCTTTTTTTGATAACCATGCACGTTGTCTACTTACAAGACTTTCTATACTTGCTTCGATTTTACTGTTAGCTGTTTTAATAGCTTCTATCTTAAGAGTTTCTTCGGTAATTGCATCTTTTGTAGTACGTATTTGGTCTTTTAGTGCGTCTGCTTTTTCAGTTAATAGTGTTATGCCCAACAATTGTTCAATAATTGCACGTTGATCATTAGCCCGCATACTTAAAAACGGCTCTGAGTATGTGTTTAGTGCAACAATATGTTTAAACATATCATGACTCATACCTAATAAGTCGTCAATTGTTTGTTGTGTCTTACGACTATCGCCTTGTGATTCGTCTGTTAGGTCTTGCTCGTGTTCGTTTATATAAAACTTGAGTACATTAGGCGATCTACCTCGTTCAATGCGGTAGTTGATGTTATCTTTTTCAAAATGTAGTGTAACTAACATACCTTTAGAATTAGTCTTGTTAATAAGATTGTTTCTTTTGATGTTAGTTAGTGCTTGACCGTACAATGCATAACTTAAAGCATTGATAATCGTAGTTTTGCCAGTACCGTTGCGTGATCCACTGTCATCGCCGCCTTGATCTAAGTTCTCACCAAGCACAAGAGTAAGTTGCTCATTGTTGAAGTCAACAGCTTGGGTTTGATTACCTACACTCATAAAATTTTTGACGGTTAAATCCTTTAGTTTAATCATATTAGTGTTCTAATCCATTGTAAATGTCTAATAGCATCTTTTTATCAAAGTTTTCAGTGTCAAGTTCGGAAATTTCACTAGCAACAATTTGATCTACACTTTCAAATTGGCCAATGTCTAAATCCGTTGTAATTTCTTCTATTTGTTTTTGAGGAATTAATGTAATTTCTCTACACTTATATTGATCTATAAATGTTTCTTTAATAAAACTTGCCTCTTCATAACTAATAGGCAAGTCTAATGTTACACGAAGGTACATGTTTGGTTTAATTAATGTGTCTTTTTCGTCAATCAACTGTGATAGTTTGACTGTACGGTATTTTGGACAGTCCGGCCAGTTGATATATTCTGGTTCCGCATTGTTCTCACGGTCTAATATCATCATACCACGGTCGTCATCCCAAGCATCTGCATAGTTGTGTGGGAAAGCATTACCAATATAGTGGATCTTGCCTTGCTTTTGACGCTTGTGGAAGTGTCCTGAGAACACATACTCTTGATTCTTGAAGTGTTCGCTCTTTAGTTCACCATGATCTGGCATTTGTACCATAGCATTCATATAGAAACTAGGCAATTCAAAGTGTCCAAACATATATTTGGCTTGTAACTTCTCTATACGTTTCCATTCATCGCCAACAAGCCAAGGAACTAGTGCAACATCATCTTCTTGCAAGATTTCGTCTACAAATGTTACGCCGGGAATATGTTTTCCAAATATAGTTGAACTTACTTCACGTTTGTCTTTATAATACAAGTCATGATTGCCTACAAACATGTAAAACTTGTCAAAGGCTGCACCAAGTTTTTCTAAACTACGAATAGTAGCATCCATTGTAGTAAGATTTAGTGAATTACGGTTGTGATGCCAGTCTCCACAAAAAATAGCTGTTTCACAACTATGATCTTTTGCAATTTCAATAAACCAATCTACAAATTTTTCGCAATCGTCGTTGTGTACACGACTATTGCCTTTTAAACCGAAATGTATATCCGTAAAAACGGC